GCTGCCGAACTCAGAGCAATGGCCTCAGAACTAAGTAAAATTTTGCACCAATTTAACAACAATAATATTTAAAGAAAATGAACTTCACAAAAGAACTGGCCGAATTGAAAACCAGCTTTTCGGCATTGACAGAAGAACTGAAAATGCGCTTTAACGCAGAACCAGCGGCAGAACCAAAAGCATTTGGCGAAGCTACTTTGGTAGACGGCACAATCGTAGCATTCGAAGGCGACGCACCTGCAATCGGTGGCGCACTTATGGTTATCAGCCCCGAGGGCGAAGTACCTGCGCCTGACGGCACTCACGAAACTACTGACGGGCAGTTGATTTCAACCGAGGGTGGTATCATTACAGAAATCGAAACCAAAGAAATGGAAGTCGAAGAAGAGGCAGCCGCACAATTTGCAAGCCTTGAAGTGTTCGAAGCCTACCGCACAAGTGTAGAAGACAGACTCAGCAGCATTGAAAAGAACCTGATTGCAATGCTGGGTAAGGTTGAAGAAACTTTCAGCGTGTTCGAAAAGTTCGCAAACCAAACCCCTGAGCCTGCTGCACCCCAGTTCGGCCACAAAAAAGTAGAAAAAGACAGCGCATTAAGTGCTTTCGCATCCTCATTCAAAAACCTTAAAAAATAAAATAAAATGGCATTTGTAGTATCAGGTTTGACCGATTACACCAAAGAAGTCAAAACCGACCTTCTCGTAAAATCAATGTTCAGCGGTAAAACTGCAAGTCTTTTGCAGGGTGCTGGGCAAGTTATCCCCGGAATTAAGAGTGCAGAAATCCTGCCTTTGCTTGACTCCGATGTTTATTTTCAGACCGATGCTTGTGGTTACACTGCATCAGGTACTACCACAATTAGCAAGCGTACCCTGACCGTGGGTAAAGTAAAGGTTGAAGAAACCCTTTGCCCTAAGACCTTGGAAACAAAGTACACTCAGATTGGTTTGGCTGCTGGTTCACCCGTTGACCTTGGCGTGTTCCAAGAGCAAATCGGAAACGAAAAAGCAATGAAGATTGCCGAAGCCAATGAAACTGCAATTTGGCAGGGTGACACTACTGGCGGAAGTGGAAACAGCGGTTTGTATGACGGCTTCCTTACCATTCTTGGCGACCTTGGATTTGGAGGTGCTGGCGACCCTATCGAAGGCAACCCCACAACTGGCGGTGGTTACACTCAGTTGACTTCGCTTACTTCTTCAAACATTGACGAGGCTATCGCAAAGATTTACAGCCTTATCCCTGCTGGCGTACTTGGTAAGCCCGATGTGTTTATCGCAATGGGTACTGATACCTACCGCACTTATCGCGCTTGGTTAGTGTCTGCCAACTTGTTCCACTACGATGCTGTTGAAGCTACCGCAATGGAAATCGTTGACCCTATCAGCGGAATTAAGATTTACGGATTGCACGGCATGAACGGAACAAACAAAATCGTTGCAGGTCGCTGGTCAAACTTCTTCATTGGTACAGATATGATGGATGAAACCGAAGAATACACCATGTGGTTCTCACAGGACAACAATGAGGTAAGGTTCCGCGCTTCATTCAAACTTGGAACTCAGATTGCCCGTCCTGATGAAGTAGTTTATTTCAAACTTCCATAATTAACGAAATAGAAATTTAAACCCGGGGGGTGGGGAACAACCCTACCCCCTTTTAATTTAAAAAACAGATGTGTATCTTAACTACCGGATTTACCTTAGACTGCAAAACGCAGTCGGCCGGAATAAAATCAATTTACCTTGTTGAGTTTGGCGCAAAAGCCACTTTGACAAAAAGCAGCGGTGAAGTGTCTGCTCACACTTTAACCAGCCCCAAAGTTTATTTCAAGTACGAACTTGAAAAGGAAACCACTGCAATGACTTGGCGCACCATTCCTTCAACCGAAAATGGCACGGTGTTTTACGAAGCCGAAGTGAATGCAAGGTTGCACAAAGTAACCACCGCCCAAAGAAACGAAATCAAATTGCTGGCACAAAACCGAATGCTTTTGATTGTGTTGGATGCAGAAGGTAACTACTGGCTGCTGGGTGCTGATTATGGCGTTCAGTTGCAGCAGAGTGAAAGCAACTTCGGTCAGGCGTTTGGAGACTTCAAAGGTCATGTGTTGAATTTCTTGCATAAAGAAACCGACCTTCCTTTGAAAGTTCAGTCGGCTGTTGTAACTTCGCTGGGTCTTTCATAAGTATTTGTTCATAGTATTTGCAAGGGGGTGGCTTCGGTCGCCCCTTTTTTTTGCACACTTTGAAAATGGGTACATTTAGGGTTGATGCTCTACATAACCAAAGGTCAAAGCAATTCAGTAATCATAACTGGCCGGGAAAAGGTAACAATTACCTCGCCCGTTTATTTGTTGGTTTTTGACTCGCAGGTAAGCTATGACCAAAAGGCTTTTATCGTAGCCGACAGCAGCACACACCCGGCAAGGTTTCAAGAGTTCACATTTACCGAGGGCAGCACAGCAGCCAAAACACTTCCGATTGGCACACATTATTGGAGGTTGTTCGCACAAGCCAGCCCCACAAATTTAGACCCGGACTTGGCAAACGAAGAAATCGACCGGGGGATAGCGGAAGTAAGCACATCACACACGAATTTTAATGACCACGAGGTCAACACCACCATAAAACAGCACCACATCGGATGAGTTTTGAACTATTAAAGATAACATTCGCGGAGTCTAAGCTGCCAAAGTTCAAAGAACAAAAGCAAAAGGGCTTCGTTACATACGGGGAAAAGAACGACTTTCCCGATACATTACTCGAATTTTACAAGCGCAGCCCAAAACATGGGGCTATCGTAAAGCAAAAGGCAAGGTTTACCGCTGGCAGCGAGTGTGTAATCGAAGGCAATCAGTCAGCTTTGAAGTTGATTGATTTTGTTAACCCTTATGAGGGGCTGCATGATTTCAAAGCAAAGTTGGCATTGGATTACGAAATATTCAATGGGTACTGCTTTGAGGTGCATTACAACAAATTAGGGCAGATTGCTAAATTTTATCATGTAGATTTTAGCAAAATCCGCACAAATGACCACCGGACTTATTTGTACCTGCAAGACTGGCAGAAATACAAGGCGGATGAAGTAAGGACTTACGACCGATTTAACCCCGATACAGCAGAGCCTTTCAGCGTTCAGCTTTATTATTACCGGGAATATGATGCAGGGCTGGGTGTTTACCCATTACCACCGTACATTCACGGGCTGCAATACATCGAAATTGATGTTGAGATAGCCAACTTCCACAATAATAACATTCGCAATGGGTTTTCAAACGGAACGCTGGTTCAGTTGTTTAAAGGCGAACCGACACCGGAACAAGCGCGGAAGTTTGAACGGAAATTTAAGGATAGAACAACCGGAACGGACAATGCTGGTGGCTTAATTATTCAGTTCAATGACGGCAACGAAAGACCGGCCGAGGTTAACCACATACAGCCAAGCGACATTGACAAACAATTCCTGCAACTTAATGAAACCGTAAACAGCGAGATATTTACGGCTCACAACTTCCCCCCTATTTTAATGGGTCAAAAATCAGACGGGCAACTTGGCGCAAGAAACGAATTGATTGAAGCGTATGAAATGTTCCATAAGTCCTATGTGAACAGCCGACAAGCAAGACTTGACGCTTCGCTTGAATATGTTTGCGATTTCATATATCCGGGCGTACAAATCAGCACACAAGACAGCGAGTTTATTGGCCTTGATTATGTAGCACTTGCAAACACCGGGGTTATATCGGTAGATGAAGCCCGTGTCGCACTTGGATTAGGAGAAGCTGAGCAGAAAGTTCTTGACAGCGCACAGCGAGTAATTGAAAGCATCAATAGCCTTTCGCCACTTGTGGCAAACAATGTGCTGTTAAACATGACAATAAACGAAAAAAGGGCGTTGGCTGGTCTTGCACCAATAGCAGGTGGTGATGTGTTACAGGCAGCAGCACCAGCCGATGCAGCGTTCAAGTTCAATGACTTTGAAAAGTGGCACGATGACGACCTAAAAGTATTTGCTCAATTTGGACAGCCGGAAAGTCAGTTTGAAATGGTGAAGTTCAACTTTGCCGAACTGAATGAAAAGGAACTTGCAATCATGGGGGCGGTTAACGACAACCCAAAGGCAAGTATCAAAGAAATTTCAACAGCCTCACGAATAGCCGAAGATGAGGTGATTAAGATTTTAAGAGTGTTGCAAGACGCTGGTAAAATCGAATGGACAAACACCGCCATAAAAATTACCGACATCGGGATTAATGACATCAGCGACAGCGGAGGCACACCCCGAATAGAGTTGAGGTATAAATATAATGTAAGCCCGGAGGCAAAGCCATTAAAAACACAATCACGCCCGTTTTGCATTGAAATGGAAAAAATGAATAGGTTATACACCCGTCAGGATATTGACCAAATGACTGCGATTTTGGGTTACGATGTATGGAGGCGCAGAGGCGGCTGGTACACCGTGCCGGATAGCACACCCCCGTTACACTTGCCACATTGTAGGCACGAGTGGAAGCAGGTATATGTAAGGAGGCGCAACAATGGCTAATTTTGCTTTTTTTGTAAGTGAGCAGGATGTTAAGAAAAACACCCCTATCGATGAAAATGTGGACAGCAAAATTCTGCAAACGGCAATGCGTACGGCTCAGGATATCTACATCAGGGATATAATAGGCTCAGGTCTTTATGACAAGATTTGCGACGACATAAATGGCGCTGGTTTGGCAGGTGATTACCTCACATTGGTGAATAAATACATTGCGCCTTGCCTATACCATTACATTGTAACTGAAAGTATGCTGCCTATGACCTTTAAAATGATGAATAAAAGCGTCATGACAAGGGGCAGCGACAATTCAAACAGCGTAGATTTAGACCAGTTGACGCGAATTGAACGCGAATATCAGCACAAAGCGGAATACTACGCCCAAAGATTGCGCGATTACCTTCTCGAAAACGACACTAAATTCCCCTTGTATCTCAATCCGGGTGACGGCATCGATGTAATTAACCCACATTCTGCTGATATGCTGGGCGGTTTCTTCCTCGGATATGGTGAAGACGATTGCTTTTTAAATTACGACTTTCCCAAATGAGTAAAGTAAGAGAGAAAAACGAACAAAAGGCACTAATATATTTTCAAAAACATGGTAACGATAAACCAACTGCTAAACGCCCTTACAACAGCCGGGGAAAATCACCGGCAAATTAAGGCGGTCGTTACCAACCTTGATTACAATGTAGCCACAACTGGCGACACATTGTACCCATTGATGCGGATATTCCCTGACGGCAGCCAAATAGACATGGATAGGGTTGTTTATCGGTTTGCGCTGGCCGTAATGGACAGACACCGCGAAGATTTTACCGATGCGGTGGAACGGATAAGCGATATGCACCAAGTTTTATTGGACATTTACGCGACACTTCGCTACATCTACCGCAACGATAGTTCGGGAATGTGGAAACTCGAAGATAGTGCAACACCATTTTATGACGACAAAACCGACATCGTGGCAGGGGTTGCAAGTGTGTTTACATTTACGGCATCAAATACCCGTGATTTTTGCGATGTGCCGAGCAATGATTACGACTTCCCAGGATTAGATTTGTCGGGGTTGCAGGTCATTGACGGGGGGTATTACAATAGTTCTTTTTCAAACATAATTAACGGAGGCATAGCGTGAGTTACATCACTATAAAATTAAGACGCGGCACAGCGGCACAATGGACAGCACAAAACCCGGTATTAGCCGAGGGGGAATTTGGTGCTGAAACCGACACCCGAAAATTTAAAATCGGTAACGGGGTAGGGGCGTGGAACTCGCTGCAATATTGGGGCGGCTCAGGTGGTGGTGCGACCTTGTTTACTGACCTTACCGATGTGCCGCAAAGTTACACCGGGCAGGGCGGCAAACTTGTAAGGGTAAAGGCCGATGCAAGTGGTTTGGAGTTCTACACCTTGACCATAAGCA